GCCCGCCCCTACAATAAATTGTATTCGGGTCCCGAGTACTTATACATAGTACACAAAAGGCCTGGACTTACCTTCATTGGTAAGGTTACTCATAAGTCTTCTATTCGTCTATTAAACGGATATATGATTCGTCTACTTCCGTAGAGTCCTCAGTAACTATATGTAGGTCAACAAGTTGACAAGGACCAGGCTTATTCCACATATCTAGTTGACGAGAAATATCTTTAAGGATACTTTCGTAAGCTTGGATTGGATCAGTCTGATTATTACCTACCCAACCTGATATAAATGAAGTACCTTCTGGTACCTTCATACACTCGAGAATCAAATCTCTGAGTTTGATGAGATCAAGCATAGCTTCATCCCATTCTTCATCACGGTCAGGTAAGTCCATTTCCTCTCTCATTTCTTCGAGAGGGTCTTCGACCATCATATACGCATACCAGGACGGTGACACTCTGATCAGGAGTGCCGAACTAATATATCTTATCAAAAAGAATATAATAGTACGTAAAGAGGCGCCATCCAAAACTACAATATCGTAGATCAGGCGACGTAGCCCTCCCCCATGTCCCAGCCCAAAAGTAGCAAAGCTATTTTTGGATTCTAAGAGGCTATACCGAAAACAATTGTTTTCAAAGTATAGTTTATCTTTCTGCCATTTGGTGTATATACTACTACGGTCTTCGATGTGTCGGATCATAAATGATCCAAGCACGATCTCTCGTAGATTAGTAAAATACCATGGTACTAGTAAACGTAACCATAATTCGAGGCTCTCGCCTGATGAATGGGTACTACAAGTACTTAGGCCTGATGGTCCTAGGATCATCAATATAAATATTAGTCTTAATCTGTCCGAAGCTTTACGCTTTAGGAACGGCATAAGACCTAATATATCTTTTACGCTACGTAAGGAAAGAAAGTAACCTTTCTCTCTCATTTCCATAAGTAATGACGGTAGATATTTGTAGTTTCTTACTGTAACCAAGATATTACCAGCACCAAGAGGAGTAAAATCCCCTAAAGTGCTGTGTATCCATCTTTTGGCGAATTCAGCAGTAGATCCTTGATGAGATTTCACAAGGTTTACATCTACTCCTAAAACTTCCATGATTGCAAGGTAGGCTTTCGCCACCGCATCATCGGCAATAACTATGTCATCACCTAGCACTGCATAATTTGTAAATATGCATTTACAACCACTTCTCTGAGCCGCTATCTGGACTATAAGATGGTGGGTAAGAGCTAACATCCCAAAGGAGCTATAACACCCCATTGGTTGCCCTACAGAATACCTGATCGGTGAATCACCTAAGTACCAAGGTCTATCTAAGATAGCCCGCCACAGATCACCTCTAACACCTAAAGTGTTGAGAATCTGGACTTGCAATTGAACAGGTAATCTGTCAGTTGCTGCACTCAGGTCGAACGAGTAAAGCACGTGCGATGCACGATTTAAATCGAGAAGTCGTCGTAATGGTTTCACCTGGTTAAAGGTTCCGTCCATCGGTAATCTTTTCAAGATTGCCGCAATAGCATTATGGAGAGGATGAAACACAATTTGTGTCCACCAATCTGTAATAGCTATAATACGAACTTTTCCTCGTGCCTCGTTTAGTTTAACTAAACGTCCCAAATATTTTGGGAAACTCTCCGAAATTACCATGATAGGTAAAAGGGCCATTCCAAGTAGTATCAATCCGAAATGCCAAAGGACAGTCGTATAGTATCTGTTAGAAATACAATATCTCATCCAGTTATACCACACTCGTGGATAACGGACATAGGCTATTGCATCTAGCGGAGCACCATACGTAGCTTTTGCGTAATTAGGTCCAGCAGACTCTGATATCGTAAAGAGATCAGGCTGCTGTAATCTTAATGATTTCAACCCTAATGAGTGCACTGCAAGATCTATCTCATATTGAGGTAGAGTACAGCTGATCCCTTTAAAAGGGTCGGTTATAGTACCCAGTTTAAGAACTGGTCTAGCACCCATTACTCGGTAGATTGATAGAACTGTTAAAACAGCTCGTATAACTAATTTACCTTCATAAGAGTCACGTAGCTTTCCAGCTATCATGGACTTTCTTATGATTAAGGGAATTAGTTTGGGTAAGCCTTTCCCAGTAATGGCTATGAAGATCGAAGATCTTACATAGTGTTCATTACCAAGCCAACATACAATAGCACGGGATACCTCAGCAAGATACTGAACTAACCACGTGGATCCATTATGTTTCCATAATGTTTGGACTCTATTGCACATTGGTAGGAAACCATGTTTCCACATATGTGATAGACCCATGAGCCAGACTGGAATTCTAAAGAAGGGTAAGACCTCTTGAGGTCGAATCCATCTTTTTAACTCCATTTTGAAACCGGCATTAGTCATGAAGTTGTTTGTCACAATTTTATGTTAATGTTGGTTTTCAATAACGTCGCACTCATGTCCTCCAAGGTTAGGGTGTGAGCCTTCTCGAAAGGGCTTCGCCGGTTGGAAAAGCTATTAGGTCATGCTAGTTATTGATGATGCCATCTCAGCATCATTAGTTCCGCCACAGTAGTTAACCACACTACCGCTGATTATTGATCGACCCGTAAGGGCCCGAAAATAATAGGCTTATGGAGACTGGAACAGGTACCACTAACCCTTACGATTAGCGTTACGGCCCGAAGGGG